CGTTTTTACTTTGTCACTTTGACACCCCCGGGGGTTGAGTGAGTGAAACCGCGACGCCTGGCGCTGCTGGGGCCGGGCCGAAGCCGGGTTCCATCGCTTTCTACGCCCAGATGTATGGGAAGGACGAGCGGACGGTGAAGCGCTGGAAGGCGGAGGGGGTGGAGAAGAATGACCCCACGCCGCTGGAGAATCCGGAACTCATGCGCGCCTGGTGGGCTCGATGCAAAGCCCAACGCATCCCGCCGGGGATCGACGCGGCTGTCACCCGTTGGCGAATCGACCACACCGCCCCGGCTCCGGCGCTGGAGTTGCCGGTGCAAGTGGCACCGCCGCCGATGCCTGCGGAAAAAGCCGCCGCTCGGAAGGCCATCATGGACGAGCCCGTCGATGAGGACGCCATCGGGCCGGAGCATACGTTGCGGCGGCTGCTGGAGCTGGAGCCGAAACTCCACCGGATCGCGACGGATCCCGGGCAGGCGAAGGAGTATTCCGCCATCGTCGCCCGCATCGGCCCGGCGGCCAAGGCGCTGCGGGAGGAAAACGAGCGCCTCCGCAAGCTCATCCCGCGGACGGAGGCGGAGACGATGATCCACGAATTCCACGCGCCGGTCGAGCGCGAGACCCGCCAGCTCTACGGCTCCATGTGCGAAATCCTCGGCATCCCCGCCACGCCATTCAGCCGGGACGCATGGAATAAAGAGTGTGATCGGCTCTTCGCCCGATTCCAAGAGGAGGTGTTCCGGTGAAATTCGGTGCCACCGACGTTCGCGCCTTCCTCACCGGCGTCCTGCTCGGCATCTACAAGCCGGAGCCCGCCGAGGAAATCTACGAATGGGCGGAGCGCTGCATGCGCATCCCCGCCACCGAGAACCCGGAAATGGCCGGCATGCTCTGGTCCTCCAGCCTCACCCCTTACGTCCGCGAGCTCATGCGCTGGGTAAAACGCCCGGGCAAGGGAGAATTTTGGATCCGGAAATCCTCTCAAACCGGATTCACCATGGCCGTCCTCATCATCATGTGCTGGATGATCGTCCACCGGCCGTGCCCCATGGGCTACGCCATCAACTCCATCACCGAGGCGAAAAATATCAGCAAGATCCGCCTCCAGAACTGGATCCGCCTCAACGGCCTGCTCGACGAAATCGGCGAGGACGACGATTCACTCAACAACCTCACCTACTACTTCCGCTCCGCCACCGTCTACATGCTATCAGGTGCTAACACCGGCGACTGGCAAAACAAAACCCTCGACCTCGTCTTCATGGACGAGCTCGACATCCACGAACGCCACGAAGGCCAGGGCACCACCGTTGACATGGCCCGCGGCCGGACGAAGCGGAGCAAAAACTCCAAGATCATCGGCTTCTCCACCCCCGGCGACACCGACCAGATCACCACCGAATACAAAAACGGCACCATGGAGGAAGTCCGGTTTCCCTTCCCCTGCTGCGGCCACCCCCAGCCCCTGAAAAAGGAAAACCTCGTCTACTCCACCAAGGAATTCAAAGACCTCGCCGGAGGCTACCTCATGGAAAAGGTCAAGTCAGACGCCTATTTCAAATGCACCCTCTGCGGTGGCAAGCTCTTCGACCACCAGAAGCGCGCCGCCATGCAGGCCGTCGAATACGTCCCCACCAATCCCAAGGCAGACCCGTCCATCCGCTCCGTCCACATCTGGGATGCCTACTCGCCCTTCGTCACCTTCGGCGACATCGCCGTCGCATGGATCAAGGCCGAGGGAAATCCCGAGTTGCTAGAGGGACTCTATCGGAGAAATTTCGGCGAACCCTTCGAGCGCACCGGCAGCATCCTCAAGCACACCGACGTCATCGCCTGCAAGGGCAAGGACATCACCAAGATCGACGAAGCCACCGGCCAGGACATCGGCGAAAAGACCTTCTATCTCCGAGGCACCGTCCCCTTCATCCCCGTTTGGCTCACCCAAGTCACCGACGTCCAGGGCGACATCCGCAAGTCCATGAAACTCGCCTTCGACGAGCGCTGGAACGTCTGGATCATAGACTGGAAAGTCACCCTCTCCCTCACCGAGGCCTTCGACTGGATCGACACCCCGGTCATCGGCCCCGAGGGCGAGCCCATCTACTGCGACGAAGGCTTCTGCGACGAAGGTCACCTCGCCTACGAAGTCCGCCAAGAGTGCTACGCCCGCATCATGATGGACTCCCTCCGCCCCATCTGGCCCGTCAAAGGCGTGCCCTCCGTGGACCGCGTCGCCGAGCTTGTTTCCACCAATCGCCGCTTCATCTCCGCCACCCCGGGCGAGGAAGACATCCTCGTCTACTCCATCGCCGACCGCGCTTTCAAATGGGAACTCTTCAACATGATCAAGCACCGCCAGAAGCGCCAGAAATCCGGCAAACCCATCCTCTACATCCCGTCTGATAGCGACGAGGAAGCCAAGGAACACGACAACATCATCGACGAACTCTCCAACGAGCACCCATTCAAGAAAAAGCTCAAAGGCTCAAACCGCGAGGTGGAAGACTGGAAGAAAACCGGCACCAACGACTACCTCGACACCACCAAATACGCCATCGGCATGAGCACCGTCAAACGCGGCCTCCTCCAGCGCGCCGGAGCAGCATGAAGACCATGAACCTACCAAACGACATTTCCCGGTGCGATGGCTACTACGTCGAAGACGGCGAAGACAGCGACTGGCGCGAAGGATGCGAAACCTGCCTGCGGCGCACGGCACCCAGACCCGTGCGTGCAGTCATGATTTCACCCCCACCCATCATCGCGTTCGAGTGCGAATACTTGCTCGAGCCGAAACCCTGAAATTCTCCCGGCAGCAAATAAAATGACCATGAACCAAGCACCCACAGCCGGAGCCATCAAGCGGGCGAAAAAACAAAGGCGTTTGGATCACGCATGGAGTCTCACAGGTGGCAGGTGCGTCTATTGCAACTCCGAAACGCCCACCATCCTGCGCACAGTCGATCACTGCCTTCCCCGCTCTCACGGAGGATGGTCCACAAGCTCCAATCTTCTCCCGGCCTGTTACCATTGCAACAATGCTCGTGGCACCACGTCCCCCGCTTCGCGTCTTGCGCATCCGCGGTGGACGACACTGGTGAAGCAGATGGAAGAGAACGCCGATGCGCTGGCACCGCCGCCCCAGCGGCTGGCCAGCAAGAAGGACGTTCCCGGCGGTTGACCAGCCGCGCCTTGTTCGATTTCCCGAATTACCAACCGACTCCGATACCATGAATGACACCAACGCATCCGCCCTTGTGGGCAAGGCCATGAAGCAAAACGCGCAACTTCGCAACAAGCTGGAAAGCGTGCGCGGTAAGCTGCAAACCCACATCTCCGACATCAAGCGCGAGGTCGATCAAATCGACGCAGCCCTGAAGGTGGAATACACCGACTGGATCGCCCTACTGAAATGGCAGGATCTGAAATGGGTGTGCATCGCCTGCGTGAACGTCCGCGACATCGACGACGATACGCCGGATGACTTCGACCTGGCGCTGCCGATCCCGTCGCCGGAGAGCCTTCCGGAGTGGAACGGTTGGTAAATCGAACAGCTTATTATCCCGACCAGACTGCGAATAAATTTCCCGGCAGCGAGTGCTGCCGGAAATCCCCTCCCGCGGGCGCGTCGCCCAGGTGGAGGCTGGAATCTACCTTCTGAGGGGTTGGATCCAGCCACACAGCGGGAGGGTTGCTTTATGAACGTCGAACATCGAACGTCGAACGTCGAACGTCGAACATCGAACGAAAGACAACTTCTCTTCATTCCCTCTTCCTTCGACGTTCGATGTTCGACGTTCGACGTTCGATGTTCGCCGACTTTGACACCCGCCCGTCAAAGTATATGCCCGACGAGCGAATTCTAGCCCCCATCCGCCGCTTCTGGACAGATCTTGAGGTGCGCACCGCCTATCAGGCCATCTTCCAGGCCTATCACGGCCGCATTGCAGAAGTCACCGTCATCATCGGCAAGTCCGCCGAGGGCGATTCCGCCTCCGCCCAAGTCGTCATCTCCTCCGCCGACTACGAAAAATGGCTCGAAGCCTGCGAAGCCCGCATGACCGAGCTCGAAAACGCCTGCTCCGGCATCACCGCCGAGCTCACCCAGACCGGCCATGTGAATTTCGGCAACCGCTTCACCACCCTCTAGCAGGACCGCGGGATTCATCCCGGCCTTCATTCATTCATCCTCTTCATCCCCGATCCCCGATCCCCGATCCCCGATCTTTCCACCATGTCCACCCGCGCCAAGAAATCCCGCCGCCACCAGCGCGCCGCCGCAGAACTCCCCGCCGGTGCCCCCTCCGCATTGAGCTGGGGGTCCAACTATCAGGGAGCCCAGTGGTCCAGCGACCGCGGCATGATCCGCTGGTCCACCATCGACCAGCGCGAAGAACTCTCCAACTACGAGCGCGGCGAGCTCCTCCGCCGCATCCATTTCCTCAAGGCCCACTTCGGCTTCGCCCTCGGTCTCGTCAACAACTCCGCCGACCTCGTAGGCTGGCACGTCCCCCAAGCCCAGAGCGGTGATGAGGAATGGGACGATGCCGCCGAGCAAGCCTTCCAATTCTCCTGCGGCGAGGAATCCGCCTTCGACGTGGCTGGCAAGTTCGACTACGAGACCGCCCAGCCCATGCTCATGCGTGCCGCCTTTACCGACGCGCACATCTTCACCGTCATGACCAAGTGGGAAGGCACCGGAGCCGCCCGCTTCGCCTTCTACGAAGCCTCCCAACTCCGCAACCCCAAAGACGCGGGGAAAGCCTGGCGGGACGGCATCAAAGTCAGCAAGACCGGCCGCCACCTCGCCTACGGCTTCCACGATCCGGAGTCAGACACCGTCGTCCAGATCCCCGCCGCCTCCGTCATCTACTTCGGCGAGTTCGACAACGCCCGCCAGGACGCCCCCGTCCCCAAGCTCGCCCACGCCGTCCTCAACTCCCAGGACATTATGGAAATCTGGGGCTTCCAGAAAAAAGCCGTCAAAATCTCCTCCCTCTCCGGAGCCGTCATCGAGCGCGACGCCGGCGCGCAACCCTCCGCCGCCCGCCAAGGCATGGTCGGCCCCCGCACCACCGCCACTCAGGACGGGGCCAAATTCCAACAGGAAAACGTCTGGGACGGCGGCCAGATCCACAAACTGGAGCCCGGCGAAAAAGCAAAAATCCTCGCCGATAACCGCCCCTCACCCGAGCAACGCCAGCTCATCCTCGACCTCAAGCGAGACATCGCCTACGGCTGGGGCCTCCCGCTCGAAGTCGTCGATGCCATCGCCGAGCTCACTGGCCCCGGCATCCGCTTCGTCCTCGACGTTGCGGGGAACTGGATCGACTGCCGCCGCCAGCGTCAGCAGAAGTGGCTGCGGAAAATCTGGCGCTACACCATCGCCTGCGAGATCGCCGCCGGCCGCCTCGCCCTCCCGAAATCCACCGATGGCAAAAAGGGCCGCTGGTGGAATGTCAGCTTCACCGGCCGCCGCCTCCTCACCATCGACCGCGGCAAGGAAAGCCAATCCCGCCTCAACGAGATCGAAGCCGGAGTCGGCACCTGGGCCCAGTGGGAGCAGCTCGACGGCATGGACTGGAAAGACCGCCTCAAGCAGCGAGTCCGCGAGGGCCGCGCCAGCTTCGCCGAGTGCGGCATCCTCGATCCCACCCCCGAGCAACTCCACGCATTCGTCTTCCCACCCCGCCAAGGCTCTGCGGCAGCGGCGGTGCCACCCGAGGAATCCAAGGAACCCGCCAAGGAAAAGCCACCCAAATGAAGAGATAGGGGATAGGAGATCGGAGATGAAGAAGCTCCGTACCCCTCTTCCTCTTCCATCCCCAATCCCCGATCCCTGATCTCCTATCCATCTTCCCCTTCCCATGAAATATCCCCGCATTGCCGCCCGCATCCATCAGGAGCCCTGGCTCATCCTCCCCGCCAAGTTCGAGGAACTCTCCCAGGCATTTTCTAACGCCGTCTCCCAGAAATGGACCCCGGAAGCCGCCGCAGACTCCCCGGTCGGCCCCCGCGCCGAGTTCTCAGACGGCTACGCCCACCCCCAGGTGGAAGTCTATGGCGGCATCGCCCTTGCCCGCGTCCACGGCACCACCGGCCGCGGGCTTTCCGCCCTGGCCATGGAGTGCGGCGGCTTCGATACCGGACTCTTCCGCGAACAGCTCCAGCACATCGCAGAGGATCCCGCCATCCGCGCCCTCGTCATCGACTTCGACACCCCCGGCGGCATGGCCAATGGAAACATGGCCGTCTGTCAGGACATCCGCGCCATCTCCGCCGCCGGCAAGAAAGTTTACGGCTACGTCTCCCTCATGTGCGCCTCCGCCGGATACTTCATGGCCGCCGCCTGCGATGAGATCCACGCCCACCCGGACGCCATCGTCGGCTCCATCTCCACCATTTACAGCGGCATCGACTCCAGCCAGGCCTTCGCTAACAACGGCCTCAAGCTCGAACTCTTCGCCACCGGCAAATACAAAGCCACCGGCATGCCCGGCAAGCAGTGGACCGACGAAGAGCGGCAGATGATCTGGGACCGCATCACCCCCATCGACCAGGAATTCAAAGGCTACGTCTCCAGCCGTCGTTCTCTCGCGCCCGCGGCCATGGAAGGCCAGTGGTGGTATGCCAAAAACGCCCCCGCCGGAGTCACCGACTCCACCGATTTCGACTCCCTCGCCCAGCTCGTCCAGTCCATCTACGCCACTCTTTGAAGAGATAGGGGATAGGAGATAGGAGATAGGAGATGAAGAAGCTCCGCGCATCTCTTCCTCTTCCATCCCCTATCCCCGATCCCTGATCTACTATCCCTCTTCCCCTCTTTTTTTGACACACCCCCACGGGGGTATGAAGCCACGTCCTTTCCTCCGCTCCGCAGAACCCGCCGATCTTGGCGGAAATGGTCCTTCCGCCGTCGTCCTCCCCGTTGAGGAAGCCCCCGCCGCCGCTGTTGCGGAAGAAACTCCCGCCGCCGCGGTTGAGCCCACCTTCCTCCAGCGCGCCAGCGCCGCCTTCGCCTCCAAGTCCGCCATCCTCGCCGAGCGCGACACCTTCCGCACCCGCGCCGAGACCGCCGAAGCAGAATCCCTCACCCTCCGCGCCCAAGTGCTGGACCTCGGCACCCAGCTCGCCGCCGTCCTTGCGGAGCGCGAGGAAATCTCCGCCCTGCTAGACACCGCCACCGCAGAGAACCAGGCAGTGGAAGCCGCCGCCGCCTCCCAAGTCGCCGCCCTTGGCTTCGAGCCCGCCGCGCTACCATCCGCCAGCGCCGCCCCCGAGGAAACCCGCGCCACCCTCGTCGCCCAGATCGAGAAAGAAACCGACCCCAAGAAACTATGGGCACTCACCGAGCGCTACGAGGCCCTCTCCAACTGAGGTTTTTTTGACACCCGCCGAGACACGAACACCACACGCCACTAACCGCTCCCTACCATGCCCACTCTTACCAGCACGCTCATTCTCAAGAAGACCCTCAAGGCCTATCGCACCTTGTTCCCCTTCATCAACAAGTTCAACTCGGACTTCACTTCCGAGCAACTCGTCCTCGGACAGACCGCCATCGCCCACATCCGCAGCTTGCCCACCGTCGCTAACTACGACGCCACCACCGGCTATGCGAACGGAGCCACCAGCGCCCGCACGCTCCTCACGGACCTCCCGATTGTGGTCGATAGCCACAAACACGTCCCCGTCTATCTGGACCATGTGGATGCCATCTCCGACGAGAAGGAATCCTTCCCCGGCACCCTGGAAGATCAAGCCTACGTCCTCGGCAAGACCATGGTGGACAGCATCACCGCCAAGGCCACCACGGCCAACTTCAGCTACGGCACCACCGCCGCCACTGCGGATAGCGACCTCGACGTCATCGAGGCCATCACCACCCAGCTTAACGGAAACGGTGCAGCTCCCCGCGGCCGTATCGGCCTGGTGAACTCCGCCGTCGCCCAGGCCATCGCCCTCGACACCCGCATCGGATCCAAGGACTACTACGGTCAACTCACCGGAGCCGGTGGCTTGCGCATGTTCACCGGAGTCGGCGGCTTCGAGGCCATCTACGAATACCCCGGCCTCTCCAGCAACAACAAGGCCACCCAGACCTTCACCGCGGCCACCACGGACATCTGCACGGCCACCGCCCACGGCTTCACCACCGGCGACCGCGTCCGCCTCACCAACTCCGGCGGCGCACTTCCTGCCGGGCTGGCAGCATCCACCGACTACTACGTCATCAAGCTCACTGCCGACACCTTCAAGCTCGCCACCAGCGACGCCCTGGCCACCGCAGGCACAGCGGTTGACGTTACCGGCACCGGCACCGGCACCCACTCCATCGTCGGCTACGAGAACGTCTCCGGACTCTTCTTCAACAGCGAGGCCATCGCCCTTTACACCGGCCTTCCTCGCCAGTCGCACGACACCGCAGCAGCCATGGGCATCCCGCAAACCGTCAAGATGGAAGCCCTCGCGGATCCCATCAACGGCTTCGCCCTCGCCCACCTCTGCTGGATGCAGACCGGCACCGTGGATCTCTACTCCACCGTCACCGCCCTCTGGGGTTCCGCCCTCGGCCGCCAAGCCGGAGCCGCCGCCGCCCTCACCGACCGCTCCGCCGTCATCCTCCGCACGGCGTGATGAGTTGAGAGTTGAGGGTTGAGAGTTGAGAGTCAGAAATGAATTCCTCTTCTCTCCACCCTCTTCTCTAACTCTCAACCATCAACTCTCAACTCTCAACTTCTTCCACCATGCTCGCCATCGTTCTCGGCTTCACCGAACCCGGTTCCCAGTCACCCGTCCAGGTCCTCTACGCGGGCCGGAATGCCAGCGAGGCCCGGGCCATTGCGGATGCGCCGCCAGTCGGCATCCTCCGCACCGAGTCCCTCAGTAATCCAGTCACCCACCACAAGCGCCACTTCCCCGGAAACGTCGCCCCGCCCTCGGAGGAGCTGCTGGAAGTCGCTCCCGCCAAGAAAAAATAACTCTTTCCCGGACACACACACACACCCTGAGAAAACCACAGCCCCTCGCCCCGCCAGGCGGGGGGTTGTTTTTTTTGAACGTCGAACATCGAACGTCGAACATCGAAGGAATACGCCTTCGCGCTTCTCCCTTCTCTTCCTCTTCCTCTACACTTCGACGTTCGATGTTCGATGTTCGACGTTCGGTGTTCACCTACTTTGACACCCCGCCCCCAGCATGGACTACACCGCCGCCTCTCTCAAGCTCACCGCCACCGTCACCGCCGCGTCAGACGCACCGCTCGTCTCCGGCTCACAGAAAATCTCCCAGGTTCTCAACCGCACCTTTGAGAATGTGGACATCGCATGGGCCGCCACCGCGGATCTCGGCAGCAGCTCCACCGGAGTGGACATCACATTTGCCAGCGGAGTCATCACCGGAGCCGCCGCCCCCACCTATCAGGTAGAGACAGCCACCGCAGCGGGCACCATCACCACCGCCGGAAACGCCACAGCCATCGTCACAGGCGCATACATCACCGGCAGCCCCGTCACCGTCACCTTCGCCGTCGCCCTTTCCGACACCGCCACCGCATGGGCCACCAAGGCGCGCACCGCCCTCACCGCGAATGCCGCCATCAGCGCCCAGTATACCGTCAGCGGCTCCGGCACCTCCATCGTTCTAACAGACAAGTTCAACCGCGCCACAGACTCCACCCTCAACATCGCCCTCGCCGATGCCACCTCCGCCGGCATCACCGAGGCAGCCACCTCCACCGGCACCACCGCCGGAGTCGCCGGAGCCATCCTCTCCGGCGGCGCGGGAGAAGACCTTGCCGGAGTCGCTTTGCCATCCGCATCCAGCTTCCGCCTCATCGTCATCACCAACCAAGGCCCCGGCCAGCTTTCCTTGCCGGATATTTCGCTGAGCTTGGCCTCGGGCGGCTCCATGGTTCTGGATTCCGCCTCCGGCAGTGCCCTTGCCACTGCCTTCACGCTGGTGCCCAGCTCCGGCCGCCTCACATGCAGCGTCATGGTCTATTCCGTCGATTAATCCCGCCCGCCCCATGAACGCCGCAGCCCTCCTCGCCTTCGACCAGCGCTCCGCCGCCGTAGGCGAGGCCCTCTGGCCCGCCGTCGTCACCCTCTCCGGCACAGACTACCCCTGCGCCGTGATCCGCCCGCGGCAGGCAGTCCAGTTAGGCGACTACGCCGAGGAGCCAGAGCCAGTCACCCTCACCGTGCGCATCCGCAAGGAAATACTCCCCACCGCCCCCGCGCTCCACCTCATCCTCATCTGGCAGGGAGAGCGCTGGAAAATCCGCTCCATCGGCGGCCATGAGACCACCGAAGCCACCTGGAGCATCGCCTGCCAGCCCGCGCCATGAGCACCCCCATCAAGCTCACCGGCGCAGATGCCTTCCGCGCCAAGCTCAAGGCCTTTGCCGACGAGCTCCCCCGCACCGCAGAGAGTCTCCTCGCCCAGGAAGCCCGCGCCTTCTGCGTCAATGCAGGCTTCCACACCATGCCCTACGGCTTCAGCCCGTCCACCGCCAAGTTTCAAGCCAAGATTGCCGGAGACATCCGCCGGATTTATCTCACCACCGAGTCCATCTACCGCCTTACCGATCTCATCAAGCCCCGCTCCGCCGCCCTCGCCTTCGGCTTCTACCGCGCCAGCAAGGCAGGCAAGCTCGCCCAGGCTAACAAATACCTAAAGCAAGCTGGCATCTCCGTCGAGGTCCTCGATCCCGCCCTCCACCAGCGCGCCCGCGCCGGTCCCGGACTCGGCGTCCCCAAAAACCTCCAGCCTAACACCGTCGTCCGCCGCCCCTCACTGGCCAAATACACCCGCGAGTGCGGAGCCACCATCGGCACCGCCAAGGCAGGCTGGTATGCCGCCGCCAAGGCCATCGGTGGCCGCGTCCGTTCCAACAGCACCGACGCCTCCGGCAAGCGCTCCACCGCCGAGATCTTCCCCAAGTATATCCGCGACCGTTACAAAAAGCACCCCGATCTTGGCGGAGCCCGCGTCTCCCCCGGCCGCATCGAGGTCTTCACCAACGTCGAATACGCCGCAGACGCCCTTCAAACCAATTTGGACATCATCCAGGAAGAGTCCCAGGAAGCCTTCCTCGCCGCCGTCCGCAAGTCCCTCCAAGCCCTCAAAAACAAACACTTCCGCGGCCACCGCGCCGCCTAACCTCTTCCTTCTCTTCCTTCTCTTCTCTTCCCTTCGACGTTCGATGTTCGACGTTCGATGTTCGATGTTCAAACCAAAAGCCATGCACCTCCCCATCCAGTTCACCGCCGCCATCTGTGACGTCCTCACCGCCACCGGCATCATCCCCGGCGGCATCCACCCCCTTGGCGGCACCGATCCCAAACCCAGCCCCTCCATGGCCGTCACCGTCGAGGCCTTCCAGAGTCCGCACCCGGCTCTCCATCAAGGCACCCTCATCCTCCGCTACGAGTTCGATGCGGACGCCACCCCGGCCGCCACTGCCTCCGCCGTCCTCGCCGCAGCCACCGACTGGCTCCTCTCAGACCCCGGGCGCGCCGCCCTCCAGCTCCAGCTTTCCCCCGCCGGCATCTGGCTGCGCATCCTCGGTCCCAGCACCGGCGCCACCCCCGCAGACACCGGAGAGCGCCACCGCACCTACGATCAGATGCTCCCCTTCACCCTCCAGACCAAAATTTGACACCCTTCCCCTAATATCATGGCACTCGACCCACGCATCGTACACGGAAACCTCCCCGCAGACATCGGCCTGCTCGACGAGCCAGACATGCTCGTCCAGTCACTCACCATCAATCCCAGCCGGGAGAAAAAGGAATACAAAGGAGCAAACCGCGCCATCGGCGGCGTGGAATACCTCAACCCGATGATCTCCTTCGTCTTCAACGCCTACATCTCCGAGCGCACCGGCCTCTGCGATACCCACCCCGGCACCATCGTCACCGGCCTCCTCAACTACGCCGCCCCCCGCTTCGGCTTCGATCCCGCGGAAGGCCTCATGGTTTACGAGGACCCCAGCACCACCCAGGACCTCAACAACCCCGAGACCATCACCTTCTCCGTCTTCCAGTATCCCTTCATCTCCGTCTGATTCGCCATAGCAGAGACGGGCGGCGGGTTTTAAGTGTTTTTTCCCCGCCGCCCGAGTCCGGAGCGCGGGATTCATCCCGCCCGGACCGCGGAATTCATTCCGGCTTTCATTCATTCATTCATCCTCTTCGACTCTCCCACATCTCCCCGCTCAATTAAACCGTCATGGAACGCTGGCACACCACCATCTGCACCAAGGAAGCCTCCGCCTTCGCCACCTTGGGAGCCACCATCAAGATCCAGAGTTCCATCGACGAGCGCACCTCCTCCCGGGAAGTGCGCTTTCTCATTTCCCCCACCACCGAGGACAAGGCCTGGTCCACCGGAAAAATCCGCCACGCCTTCAAGACCGGCACCCTCCAGCGCCAGCACAGCGGCCACCCCTACCTCACCATGCTGCGCGCCTATCATAACCGCGAGGCACTCCTGGAGATCCAGAAATCCGGCCGTCGCCTCCGTCTCGCCCTCGCCTCCCCCGAGGCAGGCACCTACCAGCTCGTCCCCTCCGACACCGGCCTCCCCGGCACCACCGGCCAGCTCGCCGTCCTCAAGACCCGGGACATCAAACTCGCCGCCGCCCTCCTCACAGTAGGCTTCCCCATCCTCCGCATCACCGGCGCGGAGCGTGCCCACGAATACACCCTCAGCGCCCTCCCCGAGCCACGCGCCGCCACCGGCATCGACGCCGCCGCCCTCTGCGCCGCCTGGCACGCCGCCCCCGCCGCCATGCCCTTCCACCTCCCCTTCGTCCAAGCCATGCAGGCCCTATCTAACCGCGAGAAAATGAAAGCAGAAGTCCACCGCGCCATCGACACCATCCTCCTCCACAAACCCCGCACCACCAGCCACGCCGCCATCCGCGCAGACGCCGCCCCCGCCGCCTGGGACGCCGCCAAAACCTTCTTCACCAAGATCCCCTAGCCGGAGCGCGGGATTCATCCCGCCAGGCCCGCGGAATTCATTCCGGCCTTCATTCATTCATCCTCTTCTCTCTCAAATCTCAAATCTCAAATCAACCACCATGGACATCATCCCACTCGACCCCACCCCCGAACTCGCCGGAGCCACACTCCCGCCAGCGCCACCCCGTCCCGGCACCATCGCCCAGGAAGACCCCCACGCAGAGGCAGACCGCGAAGACGCCTTCTCCCATGACCCCGTCTGGAACGGCCAGCCCCTCCACGGCCTCTCCATCGAGCGCTACACCGTCTTCGTCTCCCAGCGCCTCTCCATGGGTGCGCCCTCCCTCTACCTCGCCCTCCAGGACGGGAATGCCTTCTACCCGGACGCCCTCCGCATCCTCTGGCTGTGCAGCGTCCCCCCCGAGACCATCACCGCCCTCCGCAAGGACCCGGATGCCATGCAAGCCGCCATCGACCAATGGGCCGCCGAGCACGCCCCCATCCCCACCGCCGGAAAAGCCATCGTCACCGCCATCGAAATCTTCAACGCCTCCCAGCTTAACCGCGCCGATCCCCGCCAGTCCGCCCGCACCTCTAACCACTCCGAAAGGGGAAACTAGCCTGGCCCGTCTGGCGGGCCCAATACATCATCACCCTCTCCGCCGCCACCGGCTGGCCAGAAGACTACATCCGCTGGCACCTCCCCCTCTCCCGCGGTTACGCCTACTACCTCACCGCCCGCCTCAAAGACGGAGCCGAGTTCCAGTGGCCCGGCCAGACCCACCACTTCGAGACATGGATCGACTCCATCCGCCACTGGTCCCAAGCCTGTAAATCGACACGCAGACACTAGAGAACATCGAACGTCGAACGTCGAACGTCGAACATCGAACATCGAACATCGAAGTAAGAACCTCTTCCTCTTCATTCTCTTCACTTCGACGTTCGATGTTCGATGTTCGATGTTCGACGTTCCCACCCTTTCCCGCCCATGCCCGAAACCATCAACGTCACCTTCACCTCCGACTCCTCCAAGTTTCAGCTAGAGGCATCCAAGGTCATCGACACCATCGGCAAGGTCGAGACCGCCACCAAGCGCGCCCGCTCCGTGGGGCTCCCCATGGCGGAAATCACCCCGGCATCCCTCAAGGCCATGGACCGCGCTGCCGTCCTCCACGGAGAGCTCGCCCGCCGCACCCAGCTTGCAGGCCAAGCCGGAAAAAACGGCTCCCTCGGCTTCCTCGCCTTCTCCCAAGCCGTGGAAGATGCCCAGTATGGAGTGAAGGGCGTCCTCAACAACATACCCCAGATGGTCCTCGGCTTCGGCGGAGGTGCCGGCCTCGCCGGTGTCCTCTCCCTCGCCGCCGTCGCCGCCTACGGAGCCTGGCAGGCCTTCCAGAAATTCTCCGGCATCAGTGCCATGGAGAAATGGGCCAAGGACTCCGCCAAGGCCACCAACGCCTTCACCGACGCCATCCGCCGCAACAAGGCCGAGACCATCGCCCTCCAAGCCCTCACCGCTTCCGAGAACGTCATCAACGCCTCCCGCTCCAACGAGGAATCCCGCATCAGCCGCGGCGTCGGCTTCGATGAGTCCTACTACCTCGGCCGCGAGCAGGAAAAAGCGCGCATCGAGCGCCAGCGTGCATCCATGTCCGCTCTGATTTCAGCGGGAGTTCCCGGCGTCACCGGCGAAGACCCTAGCCAGCAAGGGAACCGGGAGTGGGAAAATGCACTCCGCAAGTATAACCTCGACCAACTCCAAGCGACTGAGAAAATCGCCGCCGCCCAAGAGACCCTCAACAAGCTCTCCCAAGACTACTCCCGCATCACCGCCAACTCCGGCGACCTCTTCACCCGCTATCAGAAGCAGAAAAACGCCGCCCTTGTCGAAGAAGAAGAAATGCGCAAAAAACTCGCCTCCCTTGAGGCAGAGAAAGCCCGCGCCCAGGAGGAAGTCACCGCCCCGGAAAACACCTCCCTCCGCCGTCAGCAAGAACTCATCGTCGTCCGAATTCAGGAAGAAATAGACCTCCGCAAGGCCGGCTATAAAATCAAGCAGGACGAAGTCGCCCTCGCCGATGACCTCCTCAAGAAAACCAAGGAAGAAGCAGACGCCAACCGAAAGATCCTGGCCGATAAAAAAGCGGGGCTGGTAGTGGAAATAGAGACAGGAAAAGAAGAACTCCGCCGCCGTAAGCTAATTGCAGAACGGGAATCCAAGGAGATCCAGTTGCGGGCACTGCAAGCTCAAACCCCCGCCCTCCAGGAAGCCGCCGACACCGCCCGCCAGCAGCAGCAAGCTGTTACCCCCGATCTTCAAGACCTTATCCTCTCCCGCGCTCGGCGTGATGGCAAGATAACGCCCCAAGCCGGACGCGATGCAGCCCAAGCCGTCAAAGACAGCCGCGAAGCAGAAAGTCGGGCAAAAGAAAACGGCATGTCCGTTGAGGAAAATCGGCGGATTGTCGAAGAAATGCGCAAGAATGAGGAATTTCTTGCCAAAAATACAGGCACCATCAAAGAGCGCCGCGAACAACGCACCGCAGACCGCCAAGCCGCCCGCGACGAGAAGCGCAACGAACGTGTCCGCTCCGCCGCCCGCGAGCGCGAGTCCCGCGACCAAAACGGCCGCCAGATCCCGGACGATCGCATCGACCCCGGAGCCAAAGCCCGCGAGGCAGACCAGCGCGTCGAAAACGCCCAGAAAGATGTGGAAGACAACCTCACCGAGCAACTCGACATCCAGCGCAAGATCCAGGAATCCGTCGATAAACTCGCCCAAAACCTCGGCACGCTCTGATGAACATCGAACGTCGAACATCGAACATCGAACATCGAAGGAATATGCTTCGCGCTTCTTCATTCTCTTCCTCTTCCTCTTCACTTCGACGTTCGATGTTCGATGTTCGATGTTCGACGTTCAACCTCCCCCTCTAACCACTCATGCACCTCTCCACCTACCACGGCGAAACCCCGCTCATCACCCGCGGGCCCGACATCGAAGACGCCCGCCCTGGCGATCTCGACACCATCACCTACGAGGTCCTCACCGGAGAAGACTACTTGGGAGACATCGCCACCCTCGGATTCGTCAAGGGCCAGCCCGTCCCCGAGCCCGCCTTCCACGCCGTCACCCTCCAGTCCATCCGCATCCTCCGCGAGAGCGACCGCCTCCGCCTCCTTTCCCTCACCTGCACCGGCATCATCGCGGATCTCGCCCTCGACCCCGCTGCCAACTCCTCCCGCACCTTCGACCCCACCCCCGGCACCGAGACATACACCAGCAAGGGAATCTCCGTCACCCGCCGCACCTATCAGCCCACCATCACCCTCACCTATTACACCACCACAGAGCCACAGACCGCCATCATCGGCCAGATCATAGAGGTGGAGAATCCCCCCGCCTGCCCCGCCGCCCGCGTCATCTATCGCCCCGTCGTGCCGGACCTTGCGAATCCCGGCCAGTATCTCTCCTTCGGAGAATTCCCCATGGTGTCCAACGTCACCGGCTACGAAAACCAATGGATCCTCGAGAACCGAGTCCCAGAGTCCGTCTATGAGACCGACACCACAGGGCTGTGGAAAGTCACCGACACCATCATCCTCACATCCCTCATCCTCCAGGACATCACCCTTGGAGAGTAATCACCGCCCATGCCAGAAGAACGTAAAATCCAACTCCCGGACCCAAAGAAAGCAGGCAAGTCCTACGTCCTCTCCCAGGCATTTGTAGACAAGCTCAAGCAAGCGGACCTCGGCTACCTCGTCACCCCCCGGGCAGAAGACTTCACCGTCGAAAAAGGCGGTGGAGAAATGAAATTCTCCATCGACCCGAACGGGCCCGCCTTCACCGGCAGCAGCCGCGGGAACGGAGCCTTGATCTTCGTCGATTGCGACAGTGCGGAAGTCGCCCGCATAGAGTGGATTAACGGAATCATCACCACCACCGGAGAGCAGACCGTGGAAGCCGGCTGCTCTGGCGGATCCACCGGAAGCGCCTCATGATCAAACAGCAAATCATAGTCTTGGACGTCGGAGGCTACACAGAAAGACTCCGCGCCCTATCGGACTCCAGCCCGCATGTCGTCGGAGTCACCCCGCACGATCTGCCGTGCGCCGGATTCGCGGCCGTCCGCGTGCCCGAGGAGTGGTTGCCCTCTGACACCACCATCCCATACGCAAAACGCTGCTGGCACGCCACCGGCACGCTAGGACTCGCCGCCATCGAGCAGCTCGGACTGGATGCCGACCACTACTGGTTTATCGAGTCGGATTGTGTCGCCTCGCCCGCCAGGTGGAAATCGCTCATTGATTCCCACGCAGAAAACCAAACAGACGGCGTTTTCGTCTGCGCCCGCACCCGGGCGGAGACCCTTTGGAATCCGTGGTGGAATCACCCGGGAACCCCGCCATGGGCGGACGTGACGCACATCAACGCCATTTACAGACTCTCCAGAAAAGCAGTCGGAATCTACCTCGCCGTCATCCAGCAAAACCGCGAATGCTTCGGAGAAATGCTCATCGGCAGCGCCATCAAGCGCGCCGGCGCCACCCTCGGCCGCATCAACAACGACCTCTCCGCGCCGCACCTCAACAACCAGACCATCAAAGCCGATCCCGCCCGGGTGATCATCAACCCTCGACTCATCAACCACCCCGTAAAATCCAATACCTACGGGGTGTAAATTCCCCCGCTCTTCCATTCTCTTCCTCTTCCCTTCGATGTTCGATGTTCGACGTTCGATGTTCGCCCCTCTTTGACACCCTCCCCTTGGAGGAATGTCCTGCGCCCCTGTAAACGTCCTCACCCCTGTTATTTCCGGCGACGGCTGGCCCGGCCTCCCCGCGTGCTCCTTTTCCAGCACCGGCACCGCCTTCGCAGAGCCCCTCGCCCTCGTGGAAATGTTCTGGGAGAACAAAGAAACCGGCGTCATCGAGCTCACCCTCTCCAGTGCCGGCGAGGATCCCGGCATCACCATCGACTCCGCCGCAGACTGGACCTTCAGCGTCCTCCCCCGCGTCATCACCCTCGCCGCCGGCGCAAAGAGCTGGTCCATCCGCACCACAGCCACCGGCGGACTCCCCCGCACCCGCCTCCGCGGCACCATCGACATCCTCGACCGATGAGCGAAACCATCACCGCCACCCTCAACGCTCCCACCGAGCAAATCACCGCCGTCCTCAACGACGCCGCCGGCGAGCAGATCACCGTCATCCTCAACGAAGCCCCCCGCGGCCCCGCCGGAGCAGACGGCACCGGCGACCCCGACATCCCAGCCACCGCGCTACCCCCGGAAAACCCACGCGACGGCCAACCGTGGCGTGAGTCAGGGACGCAGATACTCTCGTTCTGGGACGCCTCAGAAACCGCATGGATCGTCCCGACGACGAACGCGGTTCCGGCGGTTCCGGCGAGTGCAACCCGCGACGAACTGGGCGCGGTCATCCTCGATGACGCCGGAGACTACATCATTTTCGCAGACGCAGCATAACCACTTACGACCATGGCACGCCCTAACCTATCAGCATTAATTTCTAGGTTTCTTTTCCGGGAAACACTATCGACGCAGGACAAGACCGACATCCGCACGGACATCAATGCCCTCAAAAACGACGCCGCCGACGTGCTGGCGCTGCTGGATGGGGAGACGCTGACCGTCGATGACCTGCGTCTCGGAGACACCAGCGCCGACGTGCTGCCGAGCGGCGCGATTGGCGGGACCGGCACCAACGGAGAGCTGGCAGTCCATAACGACTCGGACACAGGCGGGATCAAATACCAGCTCACGCGCAACATTATCACGGGAGTCGCCATTGCAACATCCGCCGAAATCCAAGCTGGAAACGTTCATAAAGAGATCGGACGCTTCCGACTTGAGCCGTCAGAAATCGCAGCGCAAATGGGGAAATGGTATCTCATGACTGGCAAGCTGATCATCCAGTCCGATACGGATTCGTCACTTGGGGCAGCGCCATACGTCGGCATCCACATCGACGGGATTACCAGCACATCGGTAGCTCGCGGAGTTTACATCGGGGCGACAGCAGGGGCGAGCGGGTATTACCTCAACGAGCTGGAGTTGTTCGTCCCGGTCCTGATTTATAACAAGTCAGGCACGACCTTTAACCTGCAAGCGGACGGAACCAAGATGGATATCCATTGCTGGCAATCGGTTTACAACGCCGGGGCGCTAGCTGCCTTGAATTTGCCGAAGTTTGAAGAATCCGCAGGCTTTCCCTCCAACGACGCGCTCAAAGCCAACCCAGCAGACATCATCCTCAGTCTCCGTGTGACGCAGGACGCCACCTTTACCGGCAGCGTGACGCTGGTGGCAAAAGACGTGCAACTCACCCCGCTGCAATGATCCTTTCCGTTAGCTCCAACTCCAGCCCGACCATAGCGCAGGACGCGGTGGTCAAGACGGCGGCATCCGTCACCACCCCGGCATCTGCGGTGTATGATTCGGAGCGCCTGTCAGCGACCGGAGCGACGACGTGGAACGAGTTTGTCCTATCGCCGGATTCGCTGGATCAGGCAGTAACCTACGAGTCCGCCACGCCATCCGTTTGCACCGTAGCTGCCAACGGCGCAGTGACCCGAGTGGCATCCGGCATGGGCGTCGTAATGGCCAGCAATAGCAGGCCATCGCGCCGCAAGGTCGTGCTGGACATGCGGGACGTTGGAGGACAAACGGCGGTCAAATTTTCCGAATACACCGCAGACTCACTATCTGATCTGTGCGCCGCCGAAGTGCAAACACTGCTGGCGGCGGGCGGGGATACTAACTATTTCTCAACGATCAACCACGCCGCATCCACCTACACCCGCAATGCAGGATGCTGGTTGGCATCCATCAACCTCGCGGCGATCAGCGTGGCTAACCGGGACGTGGGGGGGGCATGGCAGCATCAACGCGCAGGCGTGGCCATCACCACGCGGCATGTCGTGTTTGCCGCCCACTACGCCCCGCCCGTTGGCGCGGAGCTGAGATTCGCCAACGCCTCCGGGACGGTTTACGCCCACACCGTCCAAGCCTACCACGGCGCGGTATCGGCAGGCGAGGACGTGCTGTCGGATCTTAAAGTCGCCGTCATCACCCCCGCGCTCAACGCATCCATCACGCCGATGAAGGTAGCCGGGCCATGGATCATGCAAGACATCACGCCATCCGGCACGGGTCACAGTTATTACATGGGCGGGCTGGCAGTGTGGCTGGACCAGACGAAAAACGGATACACGACCCACATTGGCAACGTGACAGCCACCGTGCAGTCGCCGTCGATGACGGGGACGTTTTCCGGAGTGGAATACACGGACATCATCACCGAGGGATTCCGCGATTCCTCTCTCAGCTCCGCCTACCTCGACGACTATCAGGAGTTTGTGAAAATCCCGATCACCGGAGACAGCGGTAGCCCCGTGATGCTGGTCATCGGCGGCGAGCCCGTGCTTTTGTGGACGTGGTTTACCAGTCTCATGGGGACTCCGGTCTATGCCTCGACCGCGCTCCTCAGCGCCCGCATTGCCGCGGCAGGCACCGCCGCCGGAATCTCCACCGGATACACCGTCCAAGTCGCCCCAGACCCCACCCTCTAACCATGGCCCGCCCCACACACGCCTCAGACCCGCCCGCCAGCGACTTTTACACCTCGCCATGGACCGACGACGTGACAGGCCAGCAATGGCTCTCCCAGCTCGTCGCGCCGGAGATCTACCGCTGGACGCCATACACCGCGCCTGCGACTGGTGGAGGCGACCTAACCTCCGGCCCGGTCACGTCCACAGGTGGAGTCTCTGCGATTGCTGACGGGGCGCTGAGCATCGCCAAGACAAGCGGGCTGAGTGATGCGCTTGCGGGCAAGCAGGCATCCGGGGACTACGCGACCAACACCGCGCTGACGAGCGGGCTGGCGGGCAAGGCACCTCTCGTATCGCCATCGTTCACGACCCCTGCTCTCGGGACTCCAACAAGCGGGAATCTGGCCAATTGCACATTTCCAACGTTTAACCAAACCACCACCGGGAGCGCGGCGACACTCACGACCCCAAGGACAATCAACGGCGTCAGTTTCGACGGAAGCGCGAACATTGGACAGGATTTGCAGCCCACGGCAGCGCCGACATGGGCAAACATCGGAGTGTTAGGAACGTCCAGCTACGAAGGGTCGATCAACTTCAAATGGCGGGACAGCAGCACTTATTCAGGGTTGCTGAAGGCATCAAACTTTACCGCATTCCGTGGGTTATCACTGCCAGATAAAGACGGGACACTTGCGATCACGTCCGACATTACCTGGTCCGCAATCGGCGGGACCGGGACGGCGGCGAGTCCGACGTTTACGACGGTGACGGCGAGCGGGGCGGTGACGTGCGGAAGTGAAGGCGCTAGCAACACGCTGACAGTCGGTAATCAAACCGCAAACTCTTCCACGGCTAAAATCCGTATCAACGGAAAATCAGGCGGCGGAACCGCGCTGCATGGAGAGTGGGTGATGCGCTCCAATGCTTATTTTGCGCTGGATACCTACGGAGCAACCGATGCCGTCCGCGTGGACGCCAGCAATGGCAGGGTTGCATTCACTCGTGGCATAGAAGGCAATACTTTCCACAATGGATTTCTGACGATTGGAACCGCCGCCCTCACCACGGAAGACGACGGGATGCTGGTGGTGAACAAGGGTTACACAACCGCCACCGGAAACCATCACGCAATCCGGGTAAAATCAACGGACTCAGTTCTCGCGACCGGAGCTGGTATTAATTTTTTCGACGCCCAAGCAATCGTGTCGTCAAATAACAACATCGACCACATCGCGGAATTTCAAGCGCGCAGCACCAAATCTGGAACAGGGACCATGAATGATTGGTTTGGATATTGGACTGCTCCGATATTCTCAGCCGGAACCACTACGCGAGCGGCCCATGTCCACATCGAGGACGCAACCGGCGCCGGTGCGCTCACCACTCAATACGGGATACGGATCAAGTCTCTCACAAGAGCAACAACCAACTATGGCCTAGTAATCGAAGGTAACAATTCCTCGGCCATTGGTGGAACGACTCCGAACGCGAACGCGATCCTTGACCTTCAATCCACCACCAAGCCATTCATGCCGCCACGCATGACAACCACTGAGCGGGACGCGGTTGCCAGCCCCACAGCAGGCATGATGATTTACAATTCCACGACTAACAAACTCAACGTCTATACGACCGCTTGGGAAGTCGTCACTTCGCTCTAATGAATACCATCCGCCACATCGCCATGATCCTCTACTGCCTCGCCTACATGGCGCTGGCAGGGCAGGCGACGGTGCGATGGAATCCGAACCCGGAAACGGGCGTCACTTACCAACTGTATCGGGATGGGATCATCCTCGTGGAAACCACCGCCACCGAGGCCACCATCGAAGCCCAAGCGGGCGACATCCTCGTGCTCAAAGCCACCAAGGACGGGCTGCAATCCGGCGAGTCCAACCGCATCCAGATCGTGGAGGTGCAGGTATCGCTCGACCTCAAATCATGGGGGACGAGCGGCTACTATTTCATTCCGGCGGATGCTCCCAACCTTTTCACCCGACTCAAACTGACACCCTGATACCATGATCGAAATCCTTGAACACTTCCTGCTCGCCCTAACTGATGCGCAATTCGACAAGATCCTCGTGATGCTGAGCGAAGGATTTTCCACAATCACGGAAGGCGTCAAAGTCATCTGGACGATGGCCAGCCCGCTCTTGATCGGACTCGTCGCGCTCCAGCTCGCACGCTACCAGCAAGCCGCGAAGGAAGCGCGTAAAACCATCGTTGAAAAGATCGAGTCGGAATCCAAAACATCTCAGGCGGATAGAACCAAGATCCTCGAAGACCTCGAAGTGAACACGAAGATTTCCGCCGATGCGTTCGTGGCCGCCAATTCCCATAACGAGAAAATCGCGGCAGTCGTGGAACTCGTCAACAAGCCAAAGGTTCCACCGATGCCATGACCATCCACGCGCCAGCATTCCGAGAGGGAACCGACTACCGCCGCATGGCAGTCGCGGAGTCTGGCGGCGTGTATCGGTTCAAGCTCCTGAAGTGTGCGGTGTTCACCTTTTCCGATGCCGTCATTCCCATACCGCAGCGGCTCTCATTTTGCACTCGCGGGACGGAATGGATGAGACTGGAACCACACCGGATGATCATTTCGAGGGGCTACGCGTGGAATGGGAACTCGCCCAAGAAGGGAGTCCGAATCATTGGCCGTGATTGTTGGTTTGGCACCGCAGACTTCGCTCCCGGCACTCTGGCAGCATCCCTCGCCCATGACGCTATCTTCCAATACTCCGGACTCTACCGGATGCCGTTCGATCTTGATACGGCAAATGATTTTTACGAACAGATCTGCCGCGCCAATAGGTTTATGCTCGCCGGGATCTATCGGGACGCGCTCGATGAGTTTTCGCACAGCCATTGGGGAAACACAGACCGCAACTCCACCTGCCATGAAATCTGACACCGCATTCCCCGGACTCGTCGCGCTGCTTTTTCTGGCCGCGCTCATCATGCTCATTCTGTTTTGCGCGGGGTGTGCGGAGATGCCTCTGTCCGTTTCATTCGCCGTGGAAATTCCAGTCGAGATCCAAAAGTAACACCATGAAAACCATCAAATTTGTCGTCCTCATCGCGTGGGGTTTCTTCGTCGCCACCTTTCTCTCCTGCGCTCCGAAAGCCTACCCGCCGGATGTGCCGAATCCGCTGGACGAACCCGGATACCGTCAACCTACCGCCGCAGAGTTGCACCTGAAAAACCTGCGCATCATCACCAACGACCCTGCTAGACAATGAGCCTCTACCTACCACCACCGCCAAAAGTCAAACGCGAACTCGTCGTCAAGCTGGCCGAAGCCGAATGGCGCGAACAGCACGGAGACGATCCGATGCCCTCCGTCTATCTCTACATGGTCCGTGGCTACCGCTCCTCCACCATGGGTGGATCCGGCAACGACGTTGGCATCTGGGATGATATGATGGCCCTCGTCACACCGCATTCGTTCCATGCCATCAACGCCAACCTCGACCCGTCCCGTCTCGGATGGAACCCCGGCGTTGGCAAACCATTCGGCATCCTGCAACCGGGATGGTGGATGTGGTATGCTGGGGCGCACAAGGGCAAGCGCCCCGCATTCCGGCAGGCCGACGATGCAGAGACGGGACGCAAGCTCGGATTCCCGCATGACGGCAAGTTCTTTGTGGAGCGATGCTGGGGCAAAGGCGACAAGCGCAACTACCACGAGTGGGGCCACCAACAGGTGAACATCCACCTTGGTGGCGAGAATACCACGTCCTCGTGGCTGTGCCTCACTGTCCCGCCGGAAGGTGGTAAGGAGTTCCTGCAACGGGCTACGGATTCGCTCAAGGCCTACAAGCAGCCCTACCTGCATGGCTGTGTGGTTGACGGGCCGATCAATTAAAGCTACATGCCCCCACGCCGTCCACCGCCGGATCCAGCCCAAGTCCGCCAGGCCCAGCGCATCCTCCGCCTCCCTCAGACCGGCATCCTCTGCCGCGCCACCATCATCGCCGCCGCCAAGCTCACCAAGTCATGGCACCGCGGCCCCAGCCTTGTCGGACAAGTCCTCGAACATCGAACATCGAACGCCCAACATCGAACATCGAAGTAATATGCCTTCGCGCTTCTTCATTTTCTTCCTCTTCCTCTTCACTTCGACGTTCGATGTTCGATGTTCGATGTTCGACGTTCCAGAAGTGCAAACCACTTCCGCCCTTCCCCGGGAGGCAACGGCCGCCGATAAGTCGAGCGAATGATCCCCGGCGAGTTCCCCGCCTCCTCCGCCACCTGGTCCATCGAGCCTGCCACCTGGAGCCGATAGGTGATGCCCGAGTGGCGCAGCACATTCGGCGGCCAAGTCAGCCCCGCCGCGCGCGCCAGCCCGGAAACCACCCCCTGCGCCGTGGACCGACAAATCCGTTTCGACTTCACCATCCGCCAATCCTCCTCCCGCGCCTGCGCCTCCCGCAACATCCGCACCATCGCCGCCGGGATCGGCACCCAGCGCTCCCTGGACGTCTTCCCCGCCACCGCAGCCGTCACATGCAGCAGCCGCTGCTCCCACAGCACATCCGCCCATTTCAGCCGCCCACATTCCGATGGACGCAATCCCATCCATCCTCCCAGCAGTAGGAATGCCAAATGCTCCGGAGCCCCCTTCCTTACCGCCGTCAAGAGCACCTTCCCCTCCGCCGGCGAGAACACCACCGGCGCCTTGTCCGCCAGCCGTGGCCGCTTCATCGCCCGCGTCGGCAACGACCGCGCCTCCGGCCACAGCCCCAGCACTTGGCACCGCCGGAAAAACGTCGTCCACCGCGCCATCCTGTTTCGCAGCGAACGCGCCGCCAGCCCCGGCAGCGAAATATGCTTCACCAGCTTTTCGTAAGTCATCTCGAGCAACGGAAAATCCGGATGCACCCGCCGCCAAGTCCGCAGCTCCTGGTGCAGATCCACCTTGTTCCGGCCATGCACCTCCAGCAGCACCATCTCCGCCGCCTCGTCCAGCGTCACATTCCGCACCGCCGGCGGCCCGTGCTTCATGAAAAACTTCGCCGCCTCCTCGATCCGCTCCACATCCCCCAGACACTCCGCCGCCCGCTCCACCGCCGCCAGCAGCCGCCCCGTGTCCGGATGCAGCCGCTCCAGCCACGCCAACCGCTCCATCCGCAGAGGCGTCACCCACTCTTTCCCCGTGGCCTGCTGCATTTCCCGGACTTTGCGCTTGGCGTAATCCCGCGCTTTTTCCACCGTCGCCCGAGTTGTCCGCATCACCTTCCCGTCCTCATGCCACTTCAGCGCACAGCACCCATTCGCCCGCGGATACAACCGAATCTCCGCGCCGCCATATTTCACGATTTCCACCATTCCCCGGATAAAGCATTTTTTTACACCGCTTTACACCCAAAAAATCACAAATTTACAGGAAAACCGCTTTTTCCGCATTCATAACCCATTGATTTCCCGTCGCAGCAAAGGTAGTTTTCGGGTTCGAGTCCCACAGCCGCTATCTCGATTTACAACGACTTACGAAGGCAGTTAGGATTTTACACCCGATTTACACCCGATTTTGAAAAGGGATGGCATGAAAAAACCCGCGCTCCGGGGTGGAGGCGGGTTTGGGGAGTGCGGCGTTTTGCCGGCGTTCAGGTGGGCTCGGCGCTGGCGAAGGCGGCGATGGGGGGAAGCTGGTAGGAGATTTCCCGGCCGGGGATGCGGATGGCGCGGCCGGTGGAAATGGCGCGCTGCATGATCTTGCCCACGGTGGCGCGCTTGGAGGGATCGGTGCCTTTGCGGAGCTTGTGGCGCGGGGGCATGGCGTCGGCGAGCTGGAGGGCGGTGTAGGCGCTGTCTGGCTGCATGACGTCGAGTAGCTCCTGGACCTCCACATCGGTGATGGTGGGGTGGTAGCCAGTGGAGGAGCGAATCGGGATGGCGTGGAGCGGTGCTTGGGGCTGGCAGAGCTTCATGGCTCCCTTGGCGGCCATGTCCGGGGAGACGCCCATGCGGATCTGATCGGCAATGAGCCCGAGATAGGCCTGGTGCCCGGTATTGTAGCTGCCAGTGCGCCGGATCTGCGGGAGGACTTCGGAAGTAACCCAGCGGGTGAATTCCCGGGCAATGGGCTTGCGGCTCTGGAAAATGACGGCATAGAGTCCCGATTCGTTACAGAGGTTCATCGTCTGTTCGCGGCCCATGTTGTCGATGACCTTACTACTAGTAAGGTCATCCTGATAGATCCGTTCACAGACTCGGGTCGGGTTGCCCATCTCAAAAACTTTGCACAGATCGGCGATAACGAACCAAGGGCCGTCTGAGCGCATTTCGGTGCGGATGAGGTTTTCTCCGAAGAGGAATGGAATCATGGTGGTGGTGTCGGTATTCATTTTGTTTGGTTGCTAGGATTCAGTTTTTGTGAAAGATGGGGGGATGGAAGACTTGTCGGATTTCTGGTTTTTGTGCTTTCTGGGTTACGTGGTGAATGTGGCAGCAGCGTGGGCGGTGGGTAGTTCCAGGGGCAGGGGGGAGGCCGGTTTGCTCTGTGGCTTGGTCTTGCCAGGCATCGGGATGGTCGTGGCGTTGTTTTTACCGAAAGAGGGGCTGGCACTGGAGGAGCGGAAACCTGGCGCGCCTGTTAAGCGAGCGCGGGCGGAATACAAGAAGCCGGACCCAATCGAGGAATTTGAAGCGCGGGAGCAGGCAAGACGGGCGTTTGAGGAAGGGCCGGTGCATTTGCGCGGAAAGGTGCGGGAGCCGGTGGTGGTGCCTTTGCGGCGGGCGAAGATGAAGGAAGATGAGTGATTTACTACGAGATCCATGGCGCATGGCGGGAGTGGCAGTAGATGCACTTGTGGAAGGGCTGGATGATAAGCGGCAGCTCGGGGGCTGGTGGGATTACCGCAGGGGCTTTGACCTTCCGGAGGGATAGGTGCCGCTGCCGCGAGATGGCTTGTTCTCGCCGTCTCCATGATCTGCGGCGTAGGGGGGGAGAAGCTGGAGTTCGCGGCTGCGTGCCCATTCCTCGGCGGCGGCATTGAGGTGGTCCACGGCCCATGCGGAGGTGGTGGGGGCATCGCTGGCTTTGGCGGCGGCGTCCCAGAGAGCGTGCTTTTCCGGATCGACAAGGAGGGTGATGCGGTCTGGTAGATTTTCGGTAGGGGAAGCGGCTTCCGCGGCTCTTGCCCGGGCAATGGCATCCATGAAGGCGGTGAACATGCGCTTGGAGAGTTTCTTGCCCTCGGGGGCTAGGCAGTCCCGGACGGAGTAGTACGAGTAGCCGGATGCGTCGGCTAACCATTTGCGGTCTTTTTCGGCGGCGATGAGGGCCGCTTCGATTTGTTTTTTTGTGTCCACAGGGGGATTTATACCACGGAAAGGGGCTAAAGAAAGAAAATTTCTGTTAAAACAGAAAAATGCTGTTGACGAGACAGCAGAAGTCTGTTTTTGTTCCGGCATGCAAACGCAAGACGATGCCGAGCCCGCTCCGAGATCACTGCCGGAAATCCCGCTCGATGAGCTTTCCGCTACGACGAAGGATTACCTGCTGGCCCATGCGGTGGCGGGGACCTCGCCGGCGGAGTTGATCATCGGGGTGCTGGACAAGGCGGCGGCGAAGGCGGGCTTTGAACCGGACAAGGCGGCCTAGCAAAACCCCCAACGACAATTTCACCCGGACAAACAATGAAACAGGAAAGTGTGTGTGCGATGAAAACGAGTCCAACGAGGAATGAAACGGCTCTTCCGGACAGAAGAGGGACGGCGGGGGGTGCCACGGCTGCGGTGGGTGCCGCGGCGGATTCTGAGGGTGCCCCCCGCCAACTCGCGGCGAACGTCGAACATCGAACATCGAACGTCGAACATCGAAGGGAAGAGAAGTTGGAGAAGGCTCTGGTGCGGCGTGCTGCGCGGGTGCGGATGGAACGGGCGGGGGTGCGGCTTTCGGTGCAGGATGGACTGCGGGTGGGCCGGCGGTGGATGGCGCTGATGGATGCGGCGGTGAGAACGACCGGGCAGGATTTCGTTTCGGCCATGGCCTCGGGGCCGGTGATCTTTTTGGGAACATCGAACGTCGAACATCGGACATCGAACGTCGAAGGAAGAGAAAGGAGCGCGGCATGAGCCGGATGGTGAAGCGGGCGGAGGTGGCGCGGTTCCTGGGGAAGGACGCGAGCGAGATCGACCGGATGATCGAACAGGACGGGATGCCGCACATGAGCCTGCCAGGGCCGACGAAGCCGAGCGTGAGGTTTTTCCTGCCGGACCTGCACGGCTGGCTGGTGAAGTTCAACCGGGGATGCGCGGGTTTTGCCCGGCTGGAGGAGTTCGAGCGGGCGTTCTGCGAGGCGCAGAAGAAGAGCTGAGTGATTGAAGAAGATTCTACCTAACCAAAATAACAAAAACATGCAACACGATCCGATGATTTACATACTGGCGGCAGGGTGCCTTGGGGCGACTTTGGGATTCATGACTTGCGCGGTGCTCTCCAGCAGCCGGATCCGACGGGCGAATATGGAGGGGTATCTGGAGGCGGTCCGGTTCCAGAAGAGCATGGAGAAGGAGGTGGGGCTGTGAGTGTCTCATACCGGAGGACTCAGGTGCTGAAGCCGAAGAAGAACCGGGGCAGCGCGGGGAATGCGCGGAGCGGTTTTGCGGGGATGCCGCCGGCGGCTCTGGATACGATAAATATGGAGCAGTTTTGCCGGGCCTGCGACCGGATGCTGGCGGAACATGTGCCGGGCTACCGGGTGTTCAACTTCGCAGGCAAGGACGTGACGCGGGAGATGATGGAAAAAGCACCGGAGAAGGTGCGGGAAGAGCGGGTGGTGACGCGGGTGTTTTGGAGAAGCAAGCAGATGAGGGAGTGCAGAGGGTAGGAAGATAACCGCAGAGACGCAAAGGACGCAAAGGAAACGCTGAGAAGAAAGAAGATTATGAACGAAGTGAATCAAAGACAGTGGCCGTGCGCGTGCATCGACCTTGAGACTCTATCGACTTCCGCGGATGCGGTGGTGCTGGAGATGGGGGCGGTGATGTTTGATCCGGCGACGCTGGAGCTGGGGCCGGAGTATCATGCGGAGGTGGAGATGAGGGCGCCGGATAACCGGCTGCGGGGAATCGACGCGGGGACGATGGTGTGGTGGGCGGAGCGGGTGAAGGAGGGGCATGATATGCCGGGGGTGTATGGGGGGGGGAGTCTGTGGGGTGCTTTGCAAGGTCTTGCGGAGTTTATGGCAAGGCATGCGGACCCGGAGGAGGTGGAGATGTGGGCGTGGGGGAGTGACTTTGATTTCGGGATACTGCGGCATGCGCATGATGAGGCGCAGATGAAGCTGCCGTGGCGCTACTCGCGCCAATGCGATGCGCGGAGTTTTTGCGGGAAGCTGGGGATCAAGCGGGTGGGGCCGGTGACTCACCAGGCACTGGCGGACGCGAAGCAGGAAGCGCAGGCGGTGATGGGGGCGCTGTTCAAGCTGGAGGCGATGCGAACATCGAACATCGAACATCGAACATCGGACGTCGAAGGAAGAGAAGGAGAAGAGAATTCTTCGGCAGCGCGTGGTGAAGATCTAACCCCTGCGGTGTCATGAGTGCGGGGGATGCTTACGTGCTTTTCGAGCTGTCCGGGGGGCCTGGCTGCGGGCTGCGGCTGGCGCTGCGGCAGCAGACGGCGGAGGTGTATCTGCTGCGCTTCCCGGTGCCGGGGCGGGCGGTGGCGAAGGAGGTGTGGAGCTACGCGCAAGCCCCGCGGTCTCTGCCGGATGGGGCGTGGGTGCTGGAGGCTTGCTGCCGGGTGGGGTATGAGAATTTTTACGAGGAGGACGTGCAGCCATGACGACGCGGAATGTGCATGAGTTCTGTGTGGGGCTGTGGGAGGCGCGGGAGGAATCCCGCCTGCCAGGTGCGGCGGTGATTTCCCGGGGGCTTGCGCGTGCGGTGGCGGCGGATGTGGAGGCGAGTGAGGATTACGAGCCGCACGTGGACCTGCGGGTGGTGTGGGCACAGCGGATGGTGAAGGGGCGGAACTGGCAGGTGCCGGAGTGTCGGCCGGAGGCGAGCGAGGCGGTGGAGTCGGCGGCAGCTTATCTGCTGGGGAAACCGTTTGCGGAGCGGGTGCTTACGGGCAGGGATCTGGCGGCAGGGGAGGGAAGGGAACATCGAACATCGAACGTCGAACATCGAACATCGAAGGAAGAGAAGGAAGAGCTTGGGCTTTTCTCTTCCCTCATGACCCATCAACCCATGACCCATCAACTTCTATCATGAGCGACGAGATGCACATGGAGAGTGCCTGGCGGCACCGGGATATGACGGCCATCGAGCAGTGGCACGGGCCGCAGCCGGATGAGGCGCTGATGGAGGCGGAGGATCTATCCGGCGGCGTGGGTTTCCCGGCGCGGGTGGAGATGATGGACCGGCTGAATGTATATCTGTTCGCGGACGGGCGGCTGGGGGAGTGGGAGTTTGTGGCGGCGCGTGGGTATGACCTGATGGTGAATTTCGCGCCGAGCCTGCTGGTAGGGCGTGGACGACAGGAGATGGCGCGGCTGCTATGGGTGCGGCGGGAGCAACGGGGAGAGGCACTGGGGGAGTTCATGGAGTTCCTGCGGGGTATCCCGGGCGGGGCGGTAATTCTGGCGCGGCTGCTGGGTTTCATTTTCCCGGGGACGGGGAGCCGGTGGCTTTTCCGCGGGACGCAGCGGGCGTATATCATGGCGAGGGCGTGGCAGCCGTGGCTGGTGACGCAGGAGGGCCGGGAGCTTTCCTACGAGGATCTGGCAGAAGTTTTCGAGGGGCAGGAGCTAACGACGCCGAAGGCGCGGAACCGGGCGCGGAGCCGCTGGAGTGCGAGAGTGCAGGAGGTGCTGCGCAAGCCGATAGAAGCAGCCGGCGGGACGGTGCGATTGCAGTTCTCGAAGAGCGCCGGGGCCAGGGAGCAGATGGCGGCAAGCGCGAGGGGGAACCAGAATAGGAAGACGAACGCCGGTGTCCTGGCACATGCCGACGAGAAAACTAACTGACCATGGGAAACGACTTCATACTCCAAAACGCCGACGAAGGGAGTGAAGGCATGTTGCCAACGACCTCTTGTTCTCTGCCGTCATCTTCCGGCATCTCTTCCAAATTATCAACGCATCACGATACAACGATATGAAAACAAGAATTGAACTCATAGCCGCCGAGAATCATCTCGGAGAAGCCATGCAGGATGTGTGGAATGACCGCTGCCAAGACATCGGCGAAACGCCGACATGCTTTGAAGTCCGTGGACCGAAAACGACCCGCATCATCGCTGACTTCGAGGGATCGGCCTTTGTGCGTGATATAATCGAGACACTGGAGGCTCGCGGATGCTCTCTCCATGTTCCGCCACCGAAGGGGAAAGTGGGCGAGCTTTTTGACGATATTGCCAAGGGGTTAGGGTTGCCAGAAACTCCCGAAGAAAAAATCGCCGCTCTTGAAGAGCAAATCAGGCACATGATCCAGCACCGGGAGAGGCTCAAGAATGACATCGGCCGACTGGAATCCAGACTCCAGAAAATCAGTGACACGATGGAGAATATCGTCGTCACAGAAGGCGAGGACGCGGGAGTGGTGCTGCTATCTACCGAAGCGCCATGTCGCTATGAAGCCGGGAGCAACGTAGCGATCTACGGCCTGCCATACTTCTCGCCGCTCGGTGAATCACTCATGGAGGTATACCATCTCGCAAGCCAAAGAGAAGCTGCCGGAACCGCTGACGAGAAGCCGGACGGTCAGGCAGAGAACGCCGAGCCCATCCACGGCGAGAAAAATGCCTGAATACACAATCGAGCTTATCGCCGTTGGATGCGGCGATTTGTTCATCCTCTTTGAATTACCCCAAGATCCCAAAATGAAATACATCGTAACCAAGCGCGAAGACGGCACCGAAGAAATCTTCATCTTCCCTGACGCTGTGCATCACAAGGACATGGCCGAAGCTGTCCAATACCTCAAAGAACATGACCGACTGGTCTATGGGAAGTGGCGGTGGATCGAACGCGAACCGATCTCGGCTGGATTCGTGAAAGGTGGGAAGTGCGTGGGTAACAGCGAGTCTCTTGGACTCCGGTCACGCCCGCAAGACTCCGATCTGCTTCCTTGGATGAACGCTAGGGCTATGCCGTCCGGTGACGGTGTGGCCGATGAATCGAAACTGAAAAGCTTATGACGGATCGGACATCAGCCCCTTGTTCTCTGCCGTCATCCTCCGGCATCTCTTTTCTTCGTCTTGCGACGTATGGCCGCGAGGAAAAGCGCCTGCTGCCATTCGGGGGGCGTGCGGCTACCATCAAGCCAGGCGTAAGCGGTGGCACGAGGACACCCAAGGGCGGCAACGATCTGGGCGGCGGAATACTCAGCAAGCGATTCGGTGAAGGACATGGCTGGACAATACCCGAAAAAGAAATGTCTGCAATGCATAAAATAAATCTCGACAAGTGTCCGCAATGCAGACACTCTTTGCGCATGTCCAACACCAACGACCGCCTCAACAAACTCTTCACCGAACTCGAAGAAGCCACCAAGGCTTCCAATCACTACGAGTTCCAATCCCTCTACGGCACCGCCGTGAGCCGCGAGGCTTACGACGCAATCTATGAGGAAGCGCTTAAGGAAATCACCATCATCCAAAAGCGCATCATCCGCACCCTCCTAAAAGCTGGCGAGCTGGCCGAACTCATCGGCCATCTCGACGCGGGGACAATCAACCGCGCTCTCCTCAAATAATCACAAGCGGGGTTCGATCCCCCGCCAATCTGGCAAGCCAATGAATCCTGAAATCGAAAAGATACTAAAACGCGCTCTGGTTGGGCTGAAGATGGGTGCCGATCTGGCATACGCGACTGAGACGACAGACTCGCAAGCCGCGATGGCTGGTGCTGTCTGCGTGAAAATCGAATCCATAGAGGAAGAGGTGAAGGCGTTTCTTGGGCGCACACTGGAGACTCAGTATGTTCCCGGAAATCCCGGATGCACGATCTTCTTTAAAAGCCAAAGAGAAGCTGCCGGAACCGCTGACGAGAAGCGCGACCGCAGTGCAGAGAACGCCGCGCCTTCCCGCCCGGAACCATCTTGAGTGACTCAAACGCTGAACTACTATGACGAATCGAAAAACATATATGATTGAGATCGAAGCTGACGGCTCGATCACGGAGGAGTCGCGCAAGATGGTGCAGGGTCCGGAACGGCATCTTGTTGGGGACGTCGCGGAGCGAGTCACCGACAAGAGTGCCGTGGAGGTCGCGAAGCCGGGAAGGCGCGGCGTTGGAGAGATCGTGGGAGCGGAAGAACTACGTGGATACATTGCCCAGCAGGACAGCGAAGCGCGGTCGAGACGGAAAGAAGCCGAAGCGCAAGGTCTGCCGAAATGGGTGATAACGCATATCAACGGAGAGCTGACCGCGCTGCGAGAATTAGGTGAATGGCTGACCGAACGGACCGGCCAGCGGAGCGATCTCTCCAACAGCTTATTAACCCAACAGGACTGCGAATAATTATGAAAACACTGACTGATCGTGAGGCGATTGTGGGATTGAAGAATGCACAGCTGGAAAAGGGGCATTGCTTGAATACCCGGAAATCCTACCGGGGATGGGTGATGCGCTATCGGGAGGCGCGGACGAAGCGATTGGTGCGGGATCTGCAAGGATTCCTGACCAGGCTGGCAACGGTGGAACGGGTGAACCCGAAGACGGTAAGGCAGGCGCTGAATGCTTTGAAATTCTATCATGAGAAGGTGCTCGGCATCGAGATCGCGCCGAAGTCTTTGACGGTGCCATCCATCAATCCACACCGGAACATTCCGGTGTGGCTGACGCATGACGAGGCGATGGACCTCATCGGGCGGATGGAGGGGGTGGCTCGGCTCCAGGCGGAGATGCTGTATGGGACGGGCGGGCGGATCACGGCGCTGCTGACGCTGCGGCTGAAGGATCTGGATTTGCAGAAGGGGCTGGTGACATTCCGCTTCGATAAGGGCGGTAAGTCCCGGACGGTGCGGCTGCCGCGGGCGGTGATGCACCGGCTCCAGACGCATGTGGCAACGGTGCGGATGCTATGGGAGGGGGACAAGGCGCGGGGAATCATCTATCCGACGGCGGCGGAGGCGGCGATGAAGAAGCTGGGCCGGGCCCGCTTCGGGACTCTGCCGTTCTGCTGGCTCTTCCCGTCCCGGGATGTGCGGGGGGCGGAGCGGTGGCATGCGACGGATCACGCTCTATCGGACGGGCTGCGCGTGGCGGCGGAGGAGGCGGGGATCATGAAACGGGTCTCGCCGCATGTGCTGCGGCACTCGAACGCGACGGCTCTGCTGGAACGCGGGGAGAATATCCGGACGATCCAGGAGCATCTGGGCCACTCGAATGTGGAGACGACGGAAATCTACACGCATGCGAATGGCTCTCAGGGGGTGATCTCGCCGCTGGACTATCCGCCGCTGGCGGTGCCGCGGGGAGTTTCTAACCTGGTGGCATTCGAGGGGAGGGCGAGCGCATGAGTGGCACGGAATGTCATGCGATGTGGCACGCGCTGAATGATGCGGTGGGGGCGGTGATCGACGCGCGGCGGGCGATGACGCCGGAGCATGAGCGGGTGAAGCTGCGCACTGCGCTGCTGGAACTGGCGAAGGCGAAACGGATGATCGAGAAGCGTTTGCTGGAGAGCAGGGAGGTAAATGCTGAGAAGCTGAAAAGCTGAAAGCTGAAAGCTGAAATGAAGATTTTGAAGAGTGAGAGAAACTAACCAAACCATAGAAAACGAAAAACGATGAAGACGATTGAGAGAAGAGAGATTGAACTGGCAGACATCCAAGGGCATCCCGAAAACCGGGAGTTTGAGACGCGGGGGGCGGAGTGGGATCACTTCGAGGATGACATCGGGAAGAACGGGATAGAGGTGGATCTGGTGGTGCGGGTGCTGCCGGAGGGTGGCTATCAGTGTCTGGAAGGGCACCGGCGGCTGACGGCGGGGATGCAGCGGGAGATCCCGAAGGCATGGTGCATCGTGAAGGATGCGAGCGACGCGGAGGCGGTGCGGGCGGTATGGCGGGGGAATATGCACCGGGAGAATCTGACGGCCTACGACGAGGCTTGCGGGGTGCGGGCTCTGGTGCGCTCTGCGGGGATGACTGCGGCAGAGGTGGCTGCGGAGTGGAATCGGGCGGTGGAGTGGGTGCGGACGCGGCAGCGGATGCTGGAACTGGGGGATGAGGTGCTGGAGGCGGTGCGCCGGCCGGGCCGGGACCGGCTGACGATGGGGGCGGTGGAGGAGATTCTGAAGGTTCCTGATGAACTGCGGGCGGAGGCGGTGCAACTGGTGCTGCACCCGGTGTTTCAACTGGAGGCGCTGTCTGAGGAGCAGGCGCGGGATGTGATCCAGAAATGCCTGCTGGAGCCGCGGGAGCGGGAGGCGGCATGGGAGGGGCAGCGCTCGAAGCTGATGAAGGCTTGGCGCAAGGACTTGGAAAAGATGTGTCTGCCAGGGACGAAGGATGAGCTGGCGGTGCAGGTGCGGCCGCTGAAGGAGGCGGAGGGATTTTCCCGGGGGTATGAAGGGGCGACGATATTCGTGGATCTCGCGCTGCGGATGCCTGAGACGCCGGAGGGGCTGCGGTGGCTGCATCTGGCAGTGAGGCACCAGCTGGCGGTGCAGATCGTGCCGGTGGGCACGGATGGCACGGAGACGCGGGCGGTGGTGAACGCGGGGATGCTGCGGGACGCTGAGGCGGCACTGGCGGAGCATGGCGGGGGGAACTGGCTGGTGGGGAAGAAGGGGAGAACATCGAACATCGAACATCGAACATCGAACGTCGAAGGGGAAGAGGAAGAGGAATGGAAGAGAATTGAGAAGGCGAAGGCGGATGTGGCGGCGGGGTTCGATACTGGGGTGGATGTTTCCGGGAAGCCGGAGACGGTGATCGAGCAACATGTGGAGCGGGCGGGGATGATCGACCTGACGCCGGTGCGGAATGTGGCGCTGTGGGCGGTCTCTGCGGATGCGGACCCGATGAATGCGCCGGAGTGGGTGCCGAAATGGGCGTGCCGGCTGGGGGTGGAGGGGCTGTGGCTGGAGATTGATGCGATCACGGAATGGGTGATGAAGCTGAAGATCTGAAATGAAGAGGAAGAGATAGGTCCTATGGGTCTTATGGGGCCTATCTTTTCCGAATCTTTTTAGACAAGCGGGCAAGGAAGCGGGGTGTGTGCCCCGGGAATTTTAGAAAACCAGTAGATTTTATGGCGGGAGAATGGATTGCAGAGAAAGCGCGTGGGCTGATGGGGATGATCCCCGGACAGTGGGAGGAATCCCAGCCGGGGATCTATCAGGGACGGTGTCCGGGGGAGCATCTGCACACGGGCGGCTCGGCGGCGACGGACTGCCGGGTGCATCTGGCGTACGGAGGGCAGGGGCAGCCGCCGGGGGTGTATTGCCTGCATAGTTCGTGCAAGGGATTTCTGGAGCCGATCAATGAGGAGTTCCGGACGGCGATCTTCAAAAAAGATGAGAACTGGCGGCCGAGCAGCCCGGCGAATGCGGGGGTGGTGCAGCGGGCTCCGGTGAACCGTGAGGCGTGGATCCCGGAATTCAGCTTCGCGAAGCTGCATGGGCTGGTGCAGGCGGTGCCGCCGATCTCGCCGGAGTGGTTCATGGAGCGGAGTCCGGTGGACCCGCGGAAGGTGACGCCGGGGGAGTTTCTGGAGCATTGCTTCGGAGTGGGGGAGCGGGTGGTGGTGTTCACGGTCTTCAAGGGGCCGGGGGATTTCCTGTGGGAGGTGGGGCGGGGTGGATTCCGGCTTTCTGCGGAGCGGGGGGTGAAGGCGGTGAGATCGAATCTGCCGGTGGACGGAGGCAAGGATGGGGTGTGGTACCTCTGCAACCCGGTGGACGGGGCCTGGCATGCGAACCCGAGACGGGGCGGGCTCTACTCGCGGCGCAGCCAGGAGAGTGTGACGGCGTGGAAACACATGGTGGTGGAGAGCGATGAGACGAAGACGCGGAAGAAGATGGGATTCGCGCTGAAGGAGGTGGTGGAGATGCGAAAGACTGGAGGCGCGGTGGCAGGGCTGGAGGCGATGCGGGCGGTGCTGGCGAAGGCGGGGCGCGACAAGTGGGCGGATGAGATGATGAAGGTGCCGGAGCAGTGGGAGGCGGCGGCGGAGCGGTGCTTCGCGGAGGCGGCGGCGATTCCGGGGCTGTGGAATCGCTTTCTTGCGATGGCCCCGCTGGCGATCAAGGCGATTTACTCAAGCGGCGGGGACTCATGGCACGCGCTGGTGGAGGTGAATCAGCAGAGCAAGGCGGAGTTCGACACGCTGCTGCGGAACCATGGAAAGCGGACGCTGCCGCTCTTCGGGGCGGACCCGGGGGCGATGACGCCGGTGCGGCTTTCACGGCTGCCAGGGTGCACGCGGGGCGGGAATGAGCAAAGATTGATCTATCTGAATCCGAAACCTTCGCCGGAGGGTGTGCCGATCAGGGATTTGCCTAAAATGAGGGCGATTTGAGAGACTGGAAACCATAACAAAAAAGAAAATGAAAACATTAGTTGGACACGAAGCGATGGATGCTTGGGATAAATCATGGAAGCATGGACATCTGCCGATGTGGATGAAGAAGAGCGTGCGGCAAGCATCGAAGATTCACTCCGCAAAAGATTTGGGTTTAGAAATTGGGTATAGGTCCGGCATTTCCATCTATGGGGGGCTTTGGGACCATTGGGGGTCTGTCCGCCGGGGGGAAGAGGTGGCGGTGATAACCCAGCCATACAACAGGGACGATGCCGCGGCGGAGCAATTCGCAGAAAGGGTGGGGTGCAAGGTGGATGTGGTAGTCCCCGGGCCATGGGAACCTCGGACAGTGATGTATGTATTCACGCCTAACAAATAAACTTGATAACATCCCCTACTAGCAAATTTCTGTGAGCGACGACGCAACAAAGCAACTGGCGGCCCTCGGTAAAGCCGCGGGACTGAAGCTCGTGGGGGATGATGACGGCCAGCCGGTGGTGAAGATCGAACTGGATTTGAACGCGACTGCGGCGAGGTTGGGAGAGATCGTGGGGCGGCTGGATTTGTTTTCCATGAACGGGGAGCAGGTGTTTTTCGACTATGCGGGGGAGATGCAGGTGATGACGGGGCGGAAGTTCCGGACGTGGATCACAAATCATGTGCTGACGTGCCGGAAATTCATCACGGGGACGAATGTGCCGATTTCTGAATCGCTGCAAGTGGACGAGGCGGCGACGATACTGGAGTGTGAGAATTTCCGCCGGGGTGTGAGACCGCTGAAGGGCGTGAACCATGTGCGTCTGCCGATGCTGCGGATGGGACGGGAGTTGGAAAAGCTACCATGGGGATATGATGACGAGGCGCAGATTTACACGGTGCCCGGCGGCGTGGATTATGAAACGGACATGGACATCGCTGCGGCAAAAGCGTGGCTGGTGCGGCTTTTTGGGATGTTCCCCTTTACGGATGAGCGTTCGCTGGGGGTGCAAGTGGCTGCTTTGTTAGCCCTTTTCGTAAAGCATCTGCCAGGAGGTGGCGGGCTGCGCCCGGGGTTCCTCTGGCTGGCAAATGAGCCGGAAAGCGGAAAGAGCGTGCTGGCGAAGGCGAGTCTTTTCCCCGTGCTGGGAAGGGCGGCCAGTGCGAAGATGAAGAAAAATGAGGATCTGGATAAGGAACTGGAGGCGTTTTGCCGTGCTGCGGTGCCGTTCATTTTCCTCGATAACGTTTACGGCGGGATCGAGAGTGCATCAATCGATCAGCTTCTAACGAGCGAGGAGAGCACGGGGCGGGCGATGGGTGGACACGGGATTTTCACTGCGAAAAATACTGCACTCCTGCTAGTAACAGGGAACAGGCTGGAGCTGAATGAAGACGCCGCTCGGAGATTTCTGGTGGTTGACCTTTTCGAGAAGGGCAACCCTGCGGCGCGGAAGGTGGATCCTGACATGATCCTGACAGATGGCATCATGAGATCGCCTGCATGGCGGGCTAGGATGTTGTCGATTTGTTGGGCATTCGTGGCGCACTGGCATGAGAAGGGGATGGAGAAGGGGTCTGTGGTGCTTGGTTCGTTCGAGGATTATTCAAAGGTGCTGGGCGGGATTGTGGAAGCTGCGGGGTATTTCCCACCATTCACTCGGGCCAAGATCCCGGACGCGATTTCTCCAGAGAAGCAGGATTTCCAGGAGTTCTTAAAGCTGGTGCTGGAGGAGATGGGGGAGCGAACTGAGGTGAATTTCACGCTGGAGGATTTTGCCAGGATAGCTCGGGCGGGGCAGTTGTATCAGAAGCAGGTGGGGACGCAGGCTGAGGGGCGCAAGCAGACGATCAAGGACGATGGCCTGGGCCGTGAGGAGCGGGGGATGGCGCAGGACCACGGCTACATGACTCCGGCGCAACGGAGCTCATTTGGCAAGCTGATCCCGAAGTTGCTGGGCAAGGAGGCGCAGGTGGATGGGCGGCAGCTTGAATTCGGAAAGCGGGCGCAGGCAAGGAAGAGTGCCTACACGGTGACGGTGCTATGAGATAATCGCGAAGCGCTGATCTTTTGTCTTCGACGCTAGCGGCGGCACTCTTGATTGAGATGCCGCCTTTTGCATCTACCCATGCGACCTCGGAGCGGCAGCTCCCATTCCTTCCTCCGCGAAGCGGCTAGACTACTCTTCCCGGCGTGCCGGGGTCCGGCGCGGAGCGCTCTTTTTATGATAAAACCTTAGTGTCCGACCTCTGCACCATGGCGGCTTTTTGATGGTTGTCACCGTTTTGGGCGATTTGAATGCTTAATGACCATTGACCCCTGCACCGACCATTGACCTATTTTGTCCTTTTAGTTTCAACAAAAGACAATGGTACCATAGGTTTCTTAGGTTTTTAGGAGAGTTGTAAAAGGGTGACATTTCGTCGTAAGCGGCGGGAAGGCGAGGAGAACCCGTGACACCCCTGCGCAGTCGGTGACAGGGTAGGGGGGGTAAGGAATCTTTTTCGGGGGCAGAAC